TCTGTATTCCATGCCAACGTGCTCTGTAATGTGGGCTTGCATAGCTTGCATCATCATTGGAGCCTGTGGATTTTGACCAATAACCTGTTTAATTTTAGGATCTTGCATAGCAGCCATATGAACTTTGATATGGGCTTCGTGATCTTGGTACATAAACGCTTTTAAAGGCTTTGACTTTAAGACGTTCATGTTTTCTGTTACTGGATCACAAGGTTTTTCATCTTCTGGCAATGGCACTAACTTAGCAGCGTTCTTAATGCCAATAACACCTAGCATCTGGCGGTGCAAAAACGGTAGGTTGTATAACTGTGGTGCAGTCTGAGCCAACTGTAAAACGGCTTGATACTGAACTACTTTCTGAGACATCGTAGCTGCGTTTGGATCGCTAACTGGAATGACGTTAACCATCGCGTAATCGCGTTTACGCGCTTTTTTATTACCTGTCTCAGGCTGATAATCGTAATCAGCTGGCGCGTTGTTTTCAATAATTTCTTTAAGCAGCTTAAATTCTTGCTTCATAGAGTAGTGAATACGAGCTTGAATCGCAGACATTACTTTAAGTGTGCGCTCTAAAATAGCCAAAGTCGTGCCAACTGGGGATTGGCTAGACATATCAGATACTTTAAGATCACCAGCCGAAGCAAATCTTCTGCCATCTTCAATGATTTGATTTAACAAAGTAATCAAGGTCTGGCTTGGTTCTTTGTATGGCAATGGCATGATGTTGTCTTTCATCGCGCCACTTGGTACGTCTACGTCACGGAATTCACCTGGGGCTATCGGTGTGTCATCGCCTTTGACTCGCAACCCACGGGTCTTAAAGCCACCTGGCAAGTTTGCAAGTGACCCTGCATCAACCAGCTGCCGAAGTATGGAAGTGCCAGATTTAGCAAAAGCACCGAGAAGATGGACAATACCAAAACAATAAAAACCGAAACCAGGAATATAGCCATAGTGGACGAAATGCTGTCTCTTTTGATGTTTTTCATCTTCTTCCTTCCAGTTACGTCTAATTGAAAGAATAGTCGCGGTAGTCTTTTCAATTGTGACAACGTAAGGTAAAGCGATACCAGTAGGTTCGCCATCTTCATCTGTATGCTCAAAACCTTCTAAGTCAAGGTCAACGTGCATTTCTAAAACTTTAAAACGATCATCTGTGGACGCTTTAAAGCCTAACTTCTCTGCAATCTTTTTTTCAATTTCATCTAAAGTGTTGATTGGATCACCAAGATCTACGTCCCTGTAAAAACCTGAGACTTGTAGTTTACGCATCTCATTTTCAGTTTTACGCATCACATGGGTAATGCGTTCTGCAGTTTCAAGATTAGACGCGCCATAAGGAACAACTAGATCATCGGCTGGAACGTACATTGACACCTGACGGCCTAACTGTTGATCTTCATAAACCTTTTTAAAACCGTTACCTGATAAACCCATGCCCCAGAGCATTCTTTCATGTTCTGGGCGGTATTCAACCATCACATCGGTAATCTCATAGTTCATGTCATCTTCGACACGCTGGGCTGCATCTTTCTTTTCTGGGGTTTCTTTGCCAATAATCTGGGTTCTTACAGGACCAGAGGCTGGGAAAGTTTCCATAATGGTTTCAGCTTGGAACTTTACGACTGCTTCGGCTAGGATAGGGTGATAAACACCGCAAGCTCCTTCCCAAGGTTCAGAGCGTTCTTCGATCTTTAATCCCAAAAGTTCAAGGCCATCTACATAGGTCTGAATCCAATCTTTGCGGGAATCTACGTCATCTTCAAAACTGTCGATTAGCTCTGATCCCAAAGTTGCTAAGACGCGTTCAGAAATAATTTCTGCAAGGTTCTCACCAAAGTCTTCATCAGCTAAAACTTCAACATCCATTTCGCCTTCGGGCGCGAGTTCAATCTCAATGTCTGGAGCCTCAATTGCAGCTAGTCCTTGTGGGAGTTCGTATAGAGCTTTATCTACTGACATAAATTTTCCTTAAATTAACTTCATTCCACCGTTTAACGGTTTATCTATTGTTCCGCCAGACGCTTTGGTTGTCATATACGTCTTTAGTTCTTCTAACTTTTTGGTTTGTTCTGGCCTGTATTTTAGTTCTTTATTAATACTGTCAGGCCATTGTTTCAAAGTGTATCCGCGCATGGCTGCATCAGTAGCATTCCGAATAGCGTGTTCTACAGGACGGCCTTCTTCTAAGGTTGCGTTGTAATCTAATGCTCGTTTTTCCAAAACCTTTAACTGTTTAGGACTCCAAGTTCCCATTAAATCTTCACGAATCTGGTTTGACATAGGATCAACGTGCAAAAGTTCCCCAGCTAAATCATGGTGGCTAAATTCCCCTGGCTTTCTAATTTCAATTACATGGCGATCAATTGGAAAATGTTCTGGGCGCGGGGAATCTGGTGGGCCAATTTCACCTACAGGCCAAGTTTCGGCATAGCCTTTTCCTTCACCTATTGTCACCATAGGATCATGCTGTTTAATAAAAGGATACTCTTGTATCGCTTTATTAAGAAGATTTTCAGAATAATCCATTAGTAATATGCTACCTTTCTGCGAAATTCTCTGGGTTCATCTCGTTCATCCGAAGGCAGGGGAATAAATCCTCCCTTACGGAATCTTAATAGTGCTTGGGTAGTCGAGTCCACTAAGTCATCGTGGTCTGAATTTGGGAACGCAGCAAGCTCTTCCACGACTTCTTCAGCCCATCGTTTTCGGGGACACCAGACTTTACCTGACGCGAATAAATCGGAAATTGCATTAACCCTTGAGATCTTATCATTTCCTCGCGTTGGTGTATATTCCTGCACGGGAACTCCCATCCTTCGCATTTCAAAGATGAGGGGCGCGCCAGAAGCTTTGGCCTCCACGATACACGCATCAGGCTCCCATTCACGGTACATCTGAAAAGCCCGTTCCTTTAATTGGGGAAATTCCATGCGTTCTTTAAAAGCATCTAAAAGAATGATGTTAACGTCATTTACGTCTTCGTCTTTATAAAAAACTCCCCATGTCGTACAGGCAGAATAGTCTGAACGCTCATTCTTAGTAAAGGCGGTATCCCAAGACTGAATAATAAAGTTACATTGTGGCGGTCTTTCGTGATCCCATTCCTTCCACCATTCCCTTTTAACTATCGCGCCCTCTTCTGAGGTGGGATCTTGTTGGTATTGGGCTTGCCATTTGGGTAAAGGAAGTTCGTCCCGTAGAGCGTCAAGTTCTTTAAAACTCCAGAACTCAGGCCATAAAGGTCTGCCATTAGGTAGGATCGCTGGCAGACTAATCATGTCCCAGACTTCCCCATCCCTGTCAATAATCGACTGGCAAATTTTGCCTGTTAGATCGCGTTTAGCCCAGCGCGTCATCACGATAACAATTGATCCTCCTGGCTGGAGACGCTGACGTGGACCTGACGTATACCATTCAAAGACTTTATCAAAGACCGATGGATCATTAGAAGCTAGGGCTGCTTCTTGTTCTGAGTGAGGATCGTCAATAATGAGTAGATCCGCGCCCTTACCTGTGACAGTCCCCCCAACACCAATAGCGAAGTAATCACCATTAGCATTAGTGGCCCAACGACCAGCAGCCTTGGAATCTGACCTAAGAGAGACATTAGGGAATATTTTGGCATAAGCATCCGAGTCAACTAAGTTACGAACCTTTCGTCCAAAGCCGACTGCTAGTTCAGCCGTGTTAGAACATTGAATAATCTTTTTATTTGGGAACCGACCAAGATACCAAGCAGGAAGTAGAAAACTAGCAAACTCTGACTTTGTGTGACGCGGTGGCATATTAATAATAAGTCGTTTGGATTTGCCATTAGCGATATCCTCAAATTTTTGAGCCATTAAAGCATGGTGTCTGCCATAGATAAACCCAGGCCAGACGGATTGCACAAAGGACAAAAAATCATCTTGCCCTGCCTCGCGCTCCTCCGCACCTGTAAAAGACTCAGCCAAAGGAAGAAGGGGTTTTCGTTCCTCTTCTGGAAGAAGCTCAATTAACTGAGCTAGTATTTCTTCTACCTTCACTTGAGGTTTCTAAGCTTGATATGGGCAGGACGGATAGACCTTGCTCTACCAGCGATACCTTTACAGACTCCAATTTCAATCAAAGTCCTCATTTTCCTTGCCACATTCCCGCGACCTTTCTCGCCAGTCATTTTCATAATATCGTCAATAGTCGGGCCAAAACCAAAGTTCTGCCAATATTCATCAATGATGAGGAACGTCTCTTTTTGCGCGGGACTCATTTCTCTTTTCTTTCGCATAGTCTTTCCAATAGTTTTTCAGTCTGGATTTCTGCGCTTACCCTACGACCCGCTTCAATCTTTTCCATTAAACACTTTTTATGGATAAGCAGATTTAAGTAACTGGCAACTTCATTAATCCGATAATCTAACTCTTCCATAGTCATTTGCCACAATCTTCCATGCCAGGTTTATAAGAACTAGCTGGTTCTCCTGATACCCAATGGGTTTGTTTCTTACGGATACCAAGATCCTTTACGCCTTTTGTATTTTCAACAGCCCTGCGCATCTTTAGTAAATAAGCCACCATATTATCAATAGCTTCTAACTCAAGGTCTTTTAACTTTTTCATTTGAATCTGTCCCAGACATATTTAGGCCAGCCACAACAACAGATCCATTTGCCAAAGAACTTATTAGCCAGTAGGCGATACCACACGCCAAACACAATACGCTTACTGCAATGGTTACATACCATCTTCATAACTCCATCCTTTTAATAAAGACGGGAGTAGACTCTCCTACCCACGCGCCAGCAATATTAAACTCGTAGTACTCCCAAGCCTCTTCCTCATCCATCCCATCTCTGGTCATCAGAATCTCTATTACCTTATGTAGGTCATAACAGATCACTTCTAAGCCAATTCTATGGGCTATGCCAATAACAGCTTCATCAAAGCCATCTGCCTTAAGTAGGTCTGGGTACTCGTCAGAAATTTTCATATATTTTTTTCCTCATTTTGTTCTAAATTGTTAAGGGGGGTGTTTTCTATAGATTCTTTACTGTTACTCTGTGGATTTTTTATACCCCCTACCCCCTCTGAATCATCTTTAAATGAATGCGGGTTTACCCCTATGGACACGGAAGTATTTGATTCTAAAGGATTTGTCACTATAACAGGTGTTATAGTGAGATTTGGAGAAATGGGTACGGAATCGGATTGATTGTGTGGAATAGTATGCATAGCCCCAACCTCGGAATCACTAAAAAATGGGTGGGTCGGGGTGTGTGGGGTCGCGGTTTCTGCGATTGTTGGCGGGTCGGCCTCGATTGTTTGCGCGTCTTCTAACTCTATCAGTAGGGATTGCGCTTTGCGCTTGGCTATATCGTTGATAGAGCGCGAGCTCTGGAAGGCCACGCGCAGCGACTCTAAGAGCTTACCCTTCAGATCAATAGATGAGTGCAAGTGGATATGCTCCTTACGCTCTGAGAATAGTTGGACATCGTTTAGCTTACCGATTAACTCTAAGGCCTTGAGTTGCGCTGAGTGTTTAGCATCTGCGCTAGTCGCTATCTCTACCAGCTTTTGTATAGTGAGGGTTCTTAATTGTTCGGGTAGAAGATATTCCCTCGCACTATTGGCCAAGGTAAAGGCCTCGATCATCTGCGCTATTTTTGGGTTCTTGCTTAACATATGGGCTTGGTGGCCTTGGTATTGTTTCTTGGCCTTGGTGTTATAGGTAGTCCTATAAGCCTCGGCCTTGGGTAATCCATCTGCTACTTTACGCGCAAAAGCCTTTTGTTTCGAGGTGAGATTGACCTTTGCGGGATTGCCCGCACCTAAGAGTATTTGCTCTATCGGGGTTTGCTTTAACCCTTCTTTGATCTGAGCGCGGGTAAGTTTAATCGGTTTAGTCATAGGGTATAAGTTAAGTATTCCCCGAAGTTTAGGACATTCTAAAGAATAGCGCAATACTTCTAGTGTTATCTCCTTGTATTAGCGCATACCTTGGACTGTTCCCCTTCGGGATTGCTTGCCCGCTTTTAGCCCTTGCCCGCGCCATTGATACCCTGATATCTAAGGGTAAACCCTTAAGGGAAATCGATAATAAAATAAATGATAAAAACACTTGACAAGCAAGTATAAGAGCCTAAAATCACGCATATAGTAGGTGCATTTAGTTAGTTTCACCTACTATGATTATTAACCGCAAACCCTTTAGATATAAGGATTAGAGCATGAATTTAAATACACTTAAACGCTATGCAAAAAAAGCAAGCAAGCAAGTAGAAAAAAGCGCAGATTATCGCGTTATTTCTAAACGGCTTGCGGGTAGCATCCGCGCTATGCAAAAAATTAACGCTTGCGAGCCTTATAACTCGCTCTTATCTCTAAATAGTATTTTTAAAAAATGGGGGAAATTATGAAATTAAATTACCGCGCTTTTTGCTTTTCCTGTAAGCAAGGAGAGCAAGATAATATTTCCGCGCAATGGTTTATTGCGGGTCATAGTGGCCTTAAGCCTTTTCGCGGGTATGTATGTGGCGATCATTACGAGATGATGGCTAATGACTGCAATATCACAACCGCAAAATGGATTGATATTGACGCGATCACAAGTTACTACACCGCTTATAGAAATTTTGAGCACATGATCCGCGCCTATATCGGGACACCTTATACACCAACATTAAGGCCTGAAGTAGAGCCTGATTTAGCTATATTAAAGCGCGCATTTAATGACCGAATGGCAGAACTAGGACAGGAAAACCGCGCTTAGAGTCACCTTTAAACCCTTGCGCGCGAGGGTTTAGGGATTGCCTCTAGGTAATCATTTAATCAACTGCTAGGAGCTTAAATTATGTCCATATATCAAAGTAATGGCTTTACTAATCGTAAAGAGTATTTATTAGACCTTGCCGATAACTTCGGGATTGCCTCGCGCGATGT